ACACTTATGCTCGTTGATCCTACACCACCGACTGAACCAATAGAAGGTGTAGGTCACAGGATCGACAAAACTACTTATTGGATTTACGCTGATAGGTAGTGACACACTACCAATTTAACTTTGGGGGGCGGACATCTGCCCCCCATCGAAGCCAGTTATTTTACATGGAGATCAACAATGGCAACAACACCAGAAGCTAAAGTAAAGAAGGTAGTGACTAACTACCTAAAGAAGATGGGAGCATACTACTTCTACCCTGTTACAGGTGGATTTGGACGAAGCGGCGTACCTGACATAATCGCATGCTACAAAGGTCTGTTCCTTGGTATTGAATGTAAAGCAGGGAAGGGGAAGACTACCGCACTGCAACAGAAGAACCTAGATGATATCAAAACAGCAGGGGGTTTTGATTGGGTTGTAAACGAAACAAATATGCACCAAACAGAAACACAGATTAAGTATTGGGCATCAACACAACAGGAATAAACAATATGAACATTTTGAATAACATGGAATCGCAAGAAGTTTTTATCGTACATCAAATGCCTACAGGCACTGCCTTTGGGGTACGTGTCGATAACGGCGAGAAGGTCTTTATAAACTCTAAGCTAGCTAAGAAGCACACCGTCGCAGAAGAACAAGTACGGACGCTTACACTAATACCAAACACTAAAGTTGACACGCCTTGGCAAGCGGTTGGTGTATCTGCAAACGTCGAAGAACCTACACCGAGAGTTGAGGTAGCCAATCTGGAAGATCGTATCGAAGAGTATTTCCAAGAGGAAGCTAATCAGGTTGCATCTACTTCTAAAGTATTAGCTGACGCATTAGACGTTGACGTTGTGTCTGTACAAACAGCACTTATTCGTATGCACAATGCAGGGGAAATGACCAAGGCTCAAGTGCATTGTAAAGGTGGGCAAGACAAAGCCTCTTGGGTTTTATGGGCGCCAAATACAGATTGGTATGAAATGTAATGCACAACAAAAAGAAACTAACGCCCGCCCTCGAGTACGAGTTACAGTTCTTACGTAAACAAGTAGACTTTTGGCAACAGCAATACATACAACCAACTGCATCACCATCTGCAAGAGATCGTTACGACTACGCCAAAGCAGACTTAACTAAGTTTGTTAGTAACAGGCGCAAAGAAGGATACAACATATGACCAAGAAAGAAGAACGTGTATGGACGTATCTACTTGCTAACCGCAAGGCAACTTCTAGTGAAGTAGCTAAAGCCGTAGGGGTAAGTATAAAATACGTAGACAAGATGATAGCAACTATATCGTCACCTAACTGGAGAGAAGAAATACCTGTGCCTAAGTTTGTAAAGGACGACAACGCTAAGACTAGGTACGATCTACTGCCACCAGAATTGTTAGAAGAAACAGCAAAAGTACTTACGTTCGGCGCACAGAAATACAGCGCACACAACTGGGCGCAAGGTGCATCTTGGAGTAGATACTTTAGTGCAATGATGCGTCACATGTGGGCTTGGTGGGGAGGTGAAGATAACGATCCCGAAACAGGGTTCTCACATTTAGCACACGCCGCATGCTGTCTTAGCTTTCTCATAGCTTATCAGCGGCGCGGCCTTGGAGAGGACGATAGAGTATAATGGGCAGTAAAATTAAACCTATAACTGAAAAGATAATTACTCTTAGTAAAGCGGGTATGTGTAAGGAAGACATAGCACGAGAAGTACAAGGGACTTACGCACAGGTTGCCGCGTCCATAGCAAGGGCGCAAAGGCGCGGAGATTTGCCGCCAAATAAACCAGTTCCCATCACAGATATAGCATCGTTTAGGCGTCGCTACGATATTAAGACAGGTAGTGTTGGTTCGTCGTTGGTAGAAAACGCAACCAAAGAAGTATGGGATTTTGCCGCAGACCAAATGCTAAGAAACGATTACCCTAGCTTGGCAGATTACCTCGTCGATTTGTTAGTAGATGAATACTACAAAAAGAAAGTTAACTAATGGATGTATACACGCTCGACTTTGAGACTTACTATGATCAGGACTACTCACTATCTAAGATGACGACAGAAGATTATGTGCGCGACTCACGGTTCGAAGTAATCGGCCTTGCTATAAAAAAGAATGATAAAGCCACTCAGTACTTAAACGACCCCGGGACCATTGAACGTCTACTATCATACATAGACTTCTCTCAGAGCGCCATCCTAGCACAGAACACTATGTTCGATGGAGCTATACTAAGTTGGAGATATGGTGTGAAGCCGAAGGTTTGGTTCGATACTATGTGCATGGGTAGAGGTTTACACGGCGTGGATGCAGGCGCATCATTGCGGGCTTTGTCTGAACGCTACGGTATTGGTGAGAAAGGTTTCGAAGTACACAACGCCAAGGGCAAACGCCGCGCCGATTTCACTGCGGAAGAAGCTAAGAAGTATGGCGAGTATTGCATACAGGATGTCGAGCTAACGTATAAACTGTTTAAGATCATGGGGGCTAACTTCCCTCGCACTGAGCTAAAGCTAATCGACGTTACACTACGTATGTTTATTGACCCGATACTTGATCTAGACCTTGGGTTGTTGGAACAGCACTTGGAAGATACGCAAGACCGTAAGGATAAACTACTGCGCGATGCAGGGGTGACAGATAAGAAAGACTTGATGTCAAATCTCAAGTTTGCTGACATGCTACGTGATCTTGGTGTCGAGCCGCCTATGAAGACCAGTCTGACAACAGGTAAGGAGACGTACGCCTTTGCTAAGAGCGACGAAGACTTCAAGGCATTGCAGGAGCATGCTGATGATCGTGTGCAATCTCTAGTAGCGGCGCGCCTTGGGAACAAATCTACTCTTGAGGAAACACGTACGCAGAGGTTTATAGGTATATCTAAACGTGGGCGTTTACCCGTACCGATTAGGTACTACGCGGCGCACACCGGCAGATGGGGTGGGTCAGATAAAATTAACTTACAAAACCTACCGAGCCGTGGGCCAAATGGTAAGAAGCTAAAGAAGGCTATCATTGCACCAGAAGGACACACAGTTGTCGAAGCCGATTCGTCCCAAATCGAGGCGCGAGTGCTTGCGTGGTTCGCAGGGCAGAACGATCTTGTAGATCAGTTCGCCAAGGGTGAGGACGTGTACAAGTATATGGCGTCAAGTATATACAACGTGGCCGTAGAAGACGTAACTAAAGACCAAAGGTTCGTGGGTAAGACTACAATTCTAGGTGCGGGCTACGGCATGGGGGCAGAGAAGTTCGGCATGCAGTTAAAGACGTTTGGGTTTGAGGTGTCTGAGGACGAGGCAAGACGGATTATATCTATCTATCGAGAAGCTAACTTTAAGATAAGCAAGGTATGGAGAGATGCTAACTACATGGTTAAGCAGTTGGCTAACTACCGTGCTGTGCAGTTTGGTAAGAAGGGTATCATTGGGGTAGACCCTAAAAACCAAGCCCTGATAGTACCTAGTGGGTTAAAGATATTTTACCCTGAGTTACATGGGGAGCAGTCTGAGAGTGGTTTCGAATATACATACAAAGTACGCCGAGGCCGAACACGGATATATGGCGGTAAAGTTATCGAGAACGTGTGTCAGGCTATAGCGCGTTGCATAATAGGTGAGCAGATGCTACTAATTAATAAGAAGTATAAAGTAGTGCTTACTGTACACGATTCGATTGCATGTTGTGTACCCGACGAGGAGGTCGCTGAAGCACAAGCATACGTGGAGAGATGTATGAGATGGACACCAGACTGGGCAGAGGGCCTTCCTGTCGATTGCGAAAGTGGCACTGGCAAATCCTATGGAGATTGTGAATGAAGGATAAATACATCAATGCGTATGAAGCGCAGCTGCTTGGGGCTCGAAATACTCCAACGCAGGGGCGAGCCGAGGTTAAGTTAGCTGGTGGAGAGTTAGAGGTTAAGTTAGGTGGTGGAGAGTTAATTTGTTGCCCGCTCTGTGACGGTGCCGAGCTAACAATGCGGACTTGGGAGTTACGGAACGGTCTTGTTATGGAGTATAGTGGTATGTTCGCGGATTATCACTGCCGAGACTGCGATGAGGTAATGACGTTGGGTTTCTTCAACCAACCTATAGGAGAGGATAGGATGGCCGCAAGAATAAACTGGGTGGTAAAAGATGAGTAAAGCCGCGCCGTGGTCGTTTAGCCGTATCAAAGCATTTGAGCAATGCCCCAAACAGTTCTACCATGAGAAGGTACTCAAGCAGTATCCGTTCAGAGAAACCGAGGCTATGCGCTACGGCACTGAGTTCCACAAGGCATGTGAGGATTACATAGGTAAAGGTACTCCTGTACCCGCCAAGTTTGACTTTATAAAACCTACGTTGGATTCCCTTAATAACAAAAAAGGTAAGAAGATAGTAGAGCAGAAGTTAGGCTTGACCGCTGACCTAGAACCCTGCAGTTTCTTTGCAAAAGATGTATGGTTTCGAGGCATTGTTGATCTTGCGATCATAGATAAAGAAACTGGGGTGGGTTGGATAATTGACTACAAGACAGGCAGATCGGCGAAGTATGCTGACAAAGGCCAGTTGGAGTTGATGGCGTTGACAATTTTTAAACATTACCCCGAGGTCACTAAGCTAAATGCAGGTCTGTTGTTCGTTATTGCCAAGAGCCTTGTCAAAGCCGAATATGAAATAGACTTACAGCAACTTCTATGGGGGAAATGGTTAGCAAACTATGCTAAGATGGAGAAAGCGTTCGAGGTGGATGTTTGGAATCCAAAGCCATCTGGTCTGTGTAAACGACACTGTCAAGTAGTTGAGTGTCCCCATAATGGAGCAAACTAATGCCATACGTAAATAAACCCCGCCCGTATAAAAAAGAATATCAACAGCAGAAAGCGAGAGGAGAACACGAAGCTCGTATGGAGCGACAACGCGCCAGACGTGCGATGGATAAGAAAGGTAAAGATGCCAACAAGAATGGCAAAGCCGACAAGCGAGAAGGTAAAGATATCGCTCACAAGAAGGCACTAAGTAAAGGCGGCACAAACAAGGACGGATACAAAGTCCAAAGCCGTAAGAAAAATCGAGCCGCGGGTGGTGCTATGAGCAGCCCCAAAAAGAAGAAAAAGTAGTGACTCACTACTACGGAGAACAACATGGAAATTTTGCGGGATAAAGCAATAATGCTACGGGTACGCAACCCAAAGCAAATAACAACAGCTATCCCCAACAGCAAGGAGCTACCTATGAACAAGGTCGTCGTAAAGTGGGGGTTAGATGAAGTTCTATCCCTGCGTTCGTTAAACATAAACGCACCATCACCGATTACAAAACGGTACAGTTGGCCGGGGCAATACACGCCCTTCGATCATCAGAAAGACACCGCGTCTTTTATGACACTGAACAAGAAGTCCTTTTGCTTTAACGAGCAGGGCACAGGTAAAACTGCATCGGCTATATGGGCGGCAGACTATCTTATGACCCAAGGCAAAGTTAAACGTGTACTTGTTGTATGTCCTTTGTCGATTATGGATAGCGCATGGCGCAACGACTTGTTCTCCTTCGCTATGCACCGCACGGTAGATGTAGCACATGGGAGCAAAGAGAAACGTAAAAAGATAATCAACAGTGGGGCTGAGTTTGTAATTATAAACTACGATGGTGTTGAAGTTGTCAAAGACGAGATCGCCGCGGGTGGGTTTGATTTGTTTATTGTAGACGAGGCTACACACTATAAGAACGCACAGACAAAACGATGGAAGACACTAAACAAACTAATCAAAGAAGACGATTGGTTGTGGATGATGACAGGTACACCCGCCGCACAAAGTCCAGTTGATGCTTACGGGCTAGCTAAACTTGTGAACCCGTTGGCAGTGCCGAGATTCTTTGGGGCATGGAGAGATATGGTCATGTGGAAAGTCACGCAGTTCTCTTACAAACCTAAAGAGACCGCCAAGGATACAGTGTTTCGCGCACTACAACCTGCGATCAGATTTACCAAAGAAGAGTGCCTCGACTTACCCGACATGATCTACACTAAGCGCTTTGTCGAGATGACACCACAGCAGAAGAAGTACTACGAAACATTACGTAAGCAGATGCTAATGCAGGTAGCAGGGGAGTCCGTGACTTCGGCCAACGCCGCGATCAACATGAACAAGCTACTGCAAATTAGCGCGGGTGCAGTTTATACTGACGATGGAGATTCGGTTGAGTTCGACATCAGAAGCCGATACCAAGCGTTGAAAGAAACTATAGACGAGAGCAGTAAGAAGGTAATTGTATTCGTGCCGTTCCGACATACTATAGATATGCTAGCACAGAAGCTCCGAGATGACGGCGTCACGTCTGAGATCATACGAGGAGATGTATCTGCGGCTAACCGCACACAGATATTTGACAGGTTCCAATCGACACCTGATCCGAAAGTCCTAGTAATCCAACCGCAGTCCGCCGCGCATGGTGTGACCTTGACTGCGGCGAATACAATAGTATGGTGGGGGCCTACTTCTTCTTTGGAGACTTATCTACAAGCAAACGCCCGCATACACCGTGCAGGGCAAGACCATAAGTGTACTGTAATTCAATTAGCGGGGTCAGCCGCGGAAAAACGTATTTACCGCATGCTAGACGAACGTATAAACATACACACTGCGATGATAGATTTATATAAAGAAATACTTGACTAACTACCATACAATCGTATATGACAGTAAAACAAGTATAAAACGGAGAACAACATGGCTGTGTCAGTAGACAAGTTAGTTAATGCGTACACTAAGATACGCGACAAACGCTCGGAGTTAACTTCCAAATATAAAGAGGAAGAGGGCAAGCTCCGAGAACAGCAGGACAGGGTAAAACTTGCCCTGCTGGAATATTGCAAGGAACACGAGGTCGATAGTGTGCGCACTGCTTCGGGTTTGTTCTATCGCACTGTGAAGCAACGCTATTGGACAAGCGACTGGGAATCCATGCACAAGTTTATTATGGATAACGAAGTCCCTGAGTTTTTTGAAAAGCGTTTAAATCAAACCCATGTACGTCAGTTCATTGAGGAAAACCCTGACCTAGTACCGGCAGGTCTTAATGTGGATTCTGAGTACGCAATATCTGTGAGGAAAAAATGAGTGATATTGAATCGCCATATGTGAATATAAATACTGTAGTGGATTACTTCCAAGTGTCCCTATCTACAATTCGCAAGTGGGTATATACAGGTGAAATCCCTGCGAGTAGCTACATAAAGGTGGGTGATATCTACCGGTTTCGGCTCGATGAAGTGGAAGCGGCATTAGCTTCTAAAACCAACAAGGCTCAAAAAGAAGCCCCAAAAACAAATTCAGAAGGAGAATAGTATATGTCAGAAGTATCATTGTTTGGAGAAGGCAACTCCCTAGTAAGTAGCGACCTGTTTAAACAACTGCAGGAAGCCGACGATAACCTAGCCGGTGGCAGTGGCGGCGGTGGATCAAACCGTATCAGTCTACGCGGTGGTCGATTCCGTCAAATGGTCAGCGGAGAACAAGTCAATGTTAAGAGCGATGGCCTCTTGAACGTAGTCGTTATCAACGCGGCAAAGTTATCACGTACATACTATGCAGGGGCATACGATCCTGAGAACCCAACTCCACCTGCTTGTTGGTCTCCTGATACACAAACTCCGTCTAAAGATGTACCGGCGGATACCCGCCAAGCGTCTCGTTGTATGGATTGCCCACAGAATATCAAAGGCTCTGGGCAAGGCGAGAGCCGTGCATGTCGTTACAATCAGCGCGTTGCTGTATTGCTCGAAGGTGAGTACGACACTGTGTACCAATTACAACTACCTGCTACGTCTATATTTGGCGAAGCTAAAGATGGTAAGATGGGTATGCAAGCATACGCTAAATACCTTAAAGCTCACAAGACACCGTCAATCGCTGTGCTTACGCAGATGTATTTTGACGAAAAC